CGTCGAGGTCGGTGTAGAAATCCTCGAGGAGTCCCTCGGCAAGGGGTTTTTCGCCCACGTCGTCGAACCACTGGCCGAGGACGTAATCGATAAGCGGCCGCTCCAACTCCGGCGGAACCGAAGCAATCACCGTGCTTGCGCTCGGAGGATCGTCGGGGCCGGCGGTTCCGGTCGAAAACGCCCCATTCTGCGTCACATACAATCTCAGCGTGTACGTCGCGTCCGGCACCGGATGCACCCAGAGCTTCGTCGCATGCACACCGATTCGGGCGGGCTGCGTCTTCGGAACGTTTGGGGCCTCAGCGGCCCGGGCGACGTCGGCCCCGTCCTCAAGAGATAGCGCCACTTGCCCACGTGGCCCCTCGATCACTGCCTCCCGGATACGGTCGACGTGCCGGGGCAACGAGTACGCGGCCGTACCGACCTGTAGGGTCCGGGTTACCGTGTCCGTTAAGCGTCGCGTGGTCACGCAGACCTCCGTCAACCCTTGCTGTACGTAGGACTCGAGGACATCGGTGTCCTCCGGCGTCGGGGCAACCGATGGATCCTCCAGGCGGCGTGCCAAAAGGCCGCCCCGCTGAAGGACCTGGTCGTAGATGTCTTGCAGGCTGGTCAGCATCCGGACCGCGGCACGCTAGAGGTTGGGAAATGAGACGCCGAAGTCCTCCGCCTTATCGCGGATCAACCGCTTGGACAGGTTGCCGGCGTCGGTCAAAAGGGTTTGGCGATCCACGTCGAACGGTGCATTCATCAGGATCTCTGCTGCTTCCGCCTTCGAGGTGACCGTCTCGAAGACGTCGTCGATCTGCTGTTGTCCCTCGGACGTCGGTTCGGTCGAGGTATCGCCAGTGGGACGCTCCGGTGCCGGGCTCTCGGTGGAGCCGTCTGCGGCAGAGGCCTCTTCCTGCGCCTCGTCGGCCGCATCTTGGTCGAGCTTGACCAGCTTGTAGATGCTTCCGCCGTTGGCCTGACGCATGGTGCTCTGCTTCAGGGCCTCGAGCTCCTTCTGGGACCGCGGCGTGTGCGTCCCGCCACGCGGGATGATGATCGTTTGGAACGCGTGCTCCTTGATCGTCTCGCGACCGTTGAGAATGACGGGCTTCTCCAGCGGGGGCAGCGTAAACACCTCCTTCCGATCGCGCAGGCCAACAACGCGGACGTTTTCTTCGGGCTTGGGCATGAGATTGTGGGTGCGGATGAAACAAACAGACACGCAGGCACGGGACGCGAGGCGTCCTGGCCCACATGGGAGGAGCGCGTCAGACGACCCGACTTACTGCCCCTCGATCGTGTAATGGACCTCGGCGTTGGAAACCTCCAGGCCAGACTTCTCGATGTACTGCTCCTGGTCGGCGTCCTCCCCGGTCGATCCTTTCAGGTCCTGCTCGCGCTTATCGAGGCTCTGGAGCTCCGACTTTGCGAGGTACGCCAGGTCGACGACGACGCCAAAGTGGGTCTTTCCCAGCTCGTCGAAGCCGGGGTGGTGGACCACCATCGTCCGGCCGTGCCGCGTGGCAAGCTCGGTGGCCTGGACGCCGGCAATCGTGCGCTGCGGGAGGTGCTGCATCTTTGCAAGCATCACCTTGTCGATCTCGCCGGCTAGGTACTTGTCGGCGAAGAGCAGTCGGTTCTTTCGGCCCGTATTGCCCGTATAGATTTCGGTGTGCCAGTCGATGATGTCGCTCTCCGAAATGCCACTGGAGATCGTATAATTGATCGATTGGTTGACGTAGTGCAGCAGCCCGGCCATCGTAATCCGCAGTTCGTTGGTGCCCGGATCATAGGTGATGGAAGGCTTCCCGAAAAAGTAGTTGTATTCCATCGACCGCCGTAGATCGATGAGACTGTCGGCCCGGCCGCGTTGCCAGTCGTCCATTCGGGTGTAGTTGCGCGTCCGCTGGCGATGGTCCGAGGACTTGACGACGGCGTCGAAGGTGTGGATGTAGTTCCAGAAGAGCTCCGGCTGGGTCATGCGGCTCGGTGACGGGGTGTCGCTCTCCGTCTTCGAGTTGGTGAGCCGGATGATGATGTCATCCTGCGCGACGTCGGGCACCGTCTCAAAATTCTGGCCGGTTCGCGTCTTGGTCGAGGCACTCATGTCCGAGATCGTCGGGAGCGCCTTCACGTCGATTGTGTTGCTGGTGTAGTTGACCGCAAGCACCAAAAGCAGAGGCTCGTTGGGCTTGTCCGGAAACCACGCCAGATCGGACGGCCGCCACATCGCGCCGTTGTTCACGTCCAGCGTTTCGGTGGACTGGGCCCCGTGACCGGTGGACGCTGACGCAATGGTGTCCCGGCGCGGGGGAGTGCGGTCGACGTTTTCCCACTCGATAATGATGTTTTCGGCCGGCTTGCGGCGCCGGGCTCGGCGAAGCATCTGGTCGAGCGGCACCTGCGCCGCCTCGTCCATGTAGGTGACCGCGTCCGAGACGTCGCGGACGAGGTGCTCGTCGTTGGTGGTCGTCTCGCCGAGGTTCTCGATTGTGGCGCCAATCAGCGCTGGGGCCGCGATCAGGCTCCACGGCTGCACGAGGAACGCGAGCCCGAAAAAGACAGCGAGGGCAAGGATCAAGCTCCAGCCGCGCTCGCTCCGATCGGGGCCGGACGGGGAAGCGGCGGGGGAACGCCGCATGAGGGTTTCAAAACGCATGGGATTGAATCGGATAGATGGTCGTGCGGGCGCGGCGGACGATCCGCCGGGGCTCCTTCGCCGCACGCGTCCATCACCGGCGTTCAGGACGCCGGGCAGTCGGCTACCCCATCAAGTCGCCGAGGGGATCGCTCTGTCGCTGCAGGCTCTTGGCAAAGCCGACAAGATCCTCGTCGGCGTCGCTCGTCTCCTCGCTCGTTGTGGTGCGCGAGGAGCTGAGCTTCTTGATGCTCTTGGATTTTTCCCTTCGCTGTTTGCGTTCGGTGACGGCGTCGTTTTTGCCGCGCTTGTAGGCGTCTTCCTTGGCCGCCTCCACGAGGTCGCCATGGTTCATGCCGAGGTACACAATCCGGGCAAAGTTCTCGTCGGGGCGGTTCACAAAGTCGGCCAGCGACTCCTGAAAGCTCGTCAGCGCATCGCCCTCCAGATCAAACTCCTTGGCCGCCTTCTTGACGCTTTTCTGGGCGTTCTCTCTCATGGTGCGCAGCTGGTCCTGTGCCTCGCGGAGCTGGCGCTCGCGCTGGGCCTGCGTGGTTTCGCGCTGGGCCTCACGGCGCGCCTGTTCCTTCAAGGCGTCGCGGTACCCCTCTGGATCCTCTTCCGGATCGGGAAGATCCATCGCCGTCTGGAAGTGCTCGGCCGCCAGGGCGTCGACGTTCACAGCACCGTCGTGCTGCGTTTGCGCGCGAACAACGTCCTCAAAAAATCCGAGAAGCGATGGGTGCGCGTCCAGCACGTCGACGATCACGTCATTGGAGCGGCGCTCGCGCTCGAGCTCGGCCATCACGTCATCCGGGCTCTCGGCCTCGACGTCCGGGAAGGTCTCGTTCACCTGCTCGATGAATGAATCCACCGGGTCGACATCGACGTCACCGTCGGTATCATCCTCGTCCGCGGCGGTCTCATTGGAGTCCTCGTCGCTGCCGGCATCCTCGGCTGAGTCGGACGCTTCGCTCACCGTCTCGACGTTCCCGATCTCGTCCGCATCGTCAGGATCCGCGATGCCGTCCTCTCCGCTGTGCTCCCGATCTTCAGAGGCGTCGTCCTCCTCCCGACGGCCTTGCCCGTCGAGGGCAGCCATGGCCTCATTGAAGGTGACGTTGTCGTCGCCAATGAGTGTGGTGAGGTCGTCCGTCGCGCCGTCGACCACACCGACCTTGTCGGTCCGGGTCGCAGGACCGGCCATGCGGCCGTTCTCAGTCATTTCGACGTCCGGCGCTGCGCCCTCGCCACCGGTGTGCTGCGATTCGGGGGTGATGATTCCACCTGCCATAGGTTCAGTGATTGATAGGAAAGGTCACGTGATCTGTGGGGGCTGCGTTCGTCCTGGTCCCTGCTGCGAGAGCTGCATCACGTCGGGAGATTGGCTTCTGCCCTGCATGCCAAGCCTTCCGCGGACCGCCGCCTCCATCCCACTGGCGGGAGTCTGCTCCGCCTGCATAAGCAACGTCCGGGCCTCCATGTCGCCGGCCTCGGCGGCGTTCAACAGGGCCCCGGCGAGCTCGGGGTCGGCCCGATCAAGGGCGCTGACACCTTGAAGCAGGGGGTTGGTCCGCTGGATAAGCTTCTGGAGCTGCTGCGCCTTCGGATGGGCGGACACCTCCAGGAACTGCGGGAAGGTGATGTATCCGGCCTCCAGGAACTGACTCAAGCTCTCCTCGAACTGGAGGCGGAAGGTCGCCGTGTCGGCCGTGTCCGCCAGCACAACGTCAAAGTCGATCTCCCGCACGCGCTCCGGGTCATAGTCCACCAGGGGTGCGCGCTTTCCGGTTGCGATCTTGCGGGGCTGATCGTAGAACTGCGCGATCGTCTGAATCGCTTTGCGGTCCAGGTCGTAGAGCGCACCGAAGAACGTCTCGAAGAACACCAGTGTGGTGAGGCTGGCCTGGACCTGCTGCTGCGCGTAGAGGCTGGCCGGCGTGCCGCTCGGCGGTGCGTGCCCCTGCTGTGCGCCGAGAACGCCGCTGAGCTCCTCGACCCACTGCTTCTGGGAGGCCAGCCATTCGAACAGGCCGGCCGGGACAGCGGCGGCCGTAACCTGCTCGATCGATGACCCGACCGTCTGGTTGCCTTTCGGCTTCAGCGCGATCACGCCATTGAAGGACGTCCACTTCTCGGCGATGTCGTCAATGTTCATCTCCGAATCCTCGAGGACGTCCTCGTCAACGAGGAGCACTCCCTTCGCCGAGGCAGCCATCATAAAGTCGATCGCCGACGTAATTCGGTTGATGAGACGCTGAGGGTCCTGGATGTCCTCCACCAAGCCCCAGAATTCGCCGTCCCGAAATTGAGCGAAGGCGACAATGTACGGATGCTCTTGGTGCCAGAAAGGCGTCGACCCGGTGTCCAGGACGTGCCCCTGTGGACTGAGAAATGCATAGTGCCAAACCGGTTCTTTCTGGGTTTCGACCTCCAGCGGTGGGACGCCCATCTCGGCCCGCACCTCGTTTTCCAGGGCGATCTCCGCATCCGTCCAGTCAATCAAGGCTTCGTCGCCGGTCAAGGGATCGTGGGCTAACGTCACCCACTCCCAGCGCTTGAACCAGACCTCAAACACCCGGGCTTTCGCCGGGTCCGTCGGATAGTAGAAGTCAACCGCGTCGGTCGCGTCGAAGCCCTCCGGCCGCATGTTGTCTTCCAACGGGTGGGCCTTGTCCGCATAAACGTCACGAATCCGTTCTTCATGGTCCGGATCCTCGGCGAGCTGCTCGACGAGCTCGTCGATCGTGACTTCGTGGATTTCCCCGATGCGTCGGAGATTCTTGAGACACCGGTCCGACACATCACGATTGAAGAACAGGCGCGTCACGTCCACGACGTCGGTCTCAACCTCGTTGCGGTCCAGCTTCGGCAGATAGCCGGCGCTTACCTTCCAGGCGTGCATCCCGCTCAGGAGATGCTCTTCAAACTGGTCGGCTTCGAGCTGCTCTTCCCGGTTTGCACGTCGCACAGCCCGGCGGGCCACGGTCATCTGCTCGGCCGCTTGCGTGTCGTCGCGGTCGACCGCGTAGGCCATCCGGTCGCTTTCGTTCTGCAGCAGCTCACCCTTCAGGTGACGAATCACGGGCGCGATGTGGTTCATCTTCAGTGGGACGCGTCCCTGCCGCTCGATGAGGTCCTTCTCCTTCACCATCTGACCCGGGTGGTCGGGGTCCTCGACGGTACGTTCCCACTGGTAGCCGCGGTAATCGTCGCGGGCTTCTTTTCGCCGCTGCCGGTAGTTCGACAATGCCCGAAAATCGCGAGCACATTCACGCAGAAGCTCCTGACTCCAGCGCGGGGGCTCGGCAAGGGGGTCGGCCTGGCGATCGGGCGTGAGATCCTCTTCCGCGGCCTGGCGCGCGGCCGGGCCGTACGGGTCGGGCTGGCCGAAGGGGGATTCGGTGGCCCCGGCCGGGCTTGGCGATGTCGGATCGCCAGTGCGACGATTGTGGGCGTCGACGAGGATCATGGATTGCTCCGGCACGAACCGGAGCGCGAACGACGAAGAACACGGGCGCTCCTTCCCTGCTCCATCGTGTCAACAGTGGGGGCCACCTCAAGTACATGCCTTGGCGACGACCGGCGGCCCCACCACCATCGCCGCTTTCATCGGCTTCGCTGCGTCAAAATATGCCGCCCTGTGATTTTGATGTGCGCCCAGGGCCGCGGCGCCTCTCACACATGAAGCCGGGAAGCGTCCTTTGGCTTGATCGCGGATGCTCCCGGCCGTCTTCCTTCTCCCTACCTCTTATGGTAACGCACCGGTTTCAGGGCCGACGCAACGCTGAGCGTGAATTAATACGCTCTAATGGCTACCCTCTCGGCAAGAAATCACTCCACACACCTCAAATCATGGATACACAACCTCAAGATGAGTAGTCACGTAAATACCGCCATCCCAGCTTTGCGACCACGGGACGAACCCTTCGCCCGCTCGATGAGCTTCGGCGGGCGCATGTGACGGAGTGCGAGCCACACCGCTCCGGCGCGTGAAATGACCCGATCATCGTGCTTCCCCTCCTTGGCCCCCATGCGGCCGTCGTCCTTGATTTCGTAGTAGTCCATCTCGTCGCACGCGCCGGTAGCCCGCTCTACGTACGTGCCATCCCGAATGGCGGCGTTCAGGGCGTCGATGATCATCGGCTTCGTCTGCGTGTTCGTGTGGAAGCCGAACTTGCGGTGCGGTTCGTCCTCCGCGGCCTCCGGGTCTGTGGTGTAGAAGAGCCAGCGCTCGTACACCTCGCGGATCTCGTCGAGCACGGTCATGTGATGGTTCGCGTCGGGCTCCACGCCGTCGTCGGCGCGCCGGCGCAGGCTGTTTTTCTCGATCGCGAGGAGCGCGTTTTCGTACCAGGCGCAGAGCTGCACGGCATACCACGCCGCGAGGTCTTGGTCCATGTGGCCGCGGTATACGGCCGCCACTTCCGGCGGACTGTCGAGGATGGGGAGCATCGGCGCCCGATCGAGGATCGTGACCACGTGCCAGTCGCCGCCCTCGTACCGCGCGCCGACGTCCATGAACGCGCAGTACCGGTTGCGCACGCGGTGGTCCACGAGGTCGAGCAGGCCGCCAAAGTCGTCCCCGGGCTCCCGCCACACTTTGATGTCGCCGTGGTCTTCGGGCACGAACTCCAGGTCCTCCAGCGCCCGGTCTCCGGTCGGGCCCAGCGCGTGCATCCGGCCCTTTTGTTTCGGCGTCCGCGTCGTGGCACGGGCGTTCTGCACGTACGACGGACGGAAGACGCGTCGGCCGGTACTCTGGAACGCCTCCTCGGCCGTCGTCGGGTACTCGGCCTTCATCCGCCAGTCGGCCGAGCGATCCGGCAGGGTCGATTTCTTCCACCGATACCACTTGATCCCCTCGACCGTCGCCCCCTGATCCCACAACCACCGCTCGTACGAGCTCCAGGAGCGGACGAACGCACCGAATTCGGAGTCGGGCACGTCCTTCGTGTACTCGTCGATCTCCTGCCATCCCACGAAGAAGTTGTCGTACGCGCTTCCGCCTTTTTCGGCTGCCTCGAACTCGCGGTGAAAGTAGTTGCCCACACCCTTCGCGGTCGACTCGCGGATGCACATCGTTTCCGATCCGCCGACCAGGCCGCCTTCCAGGGCCTGCGCCAGGTCCTCCGCATTGTGCGCCGGCGTCGACTTCCACAGGCCCACCTCCGAAAGGTGGAGCATGTGATAGGTGTAGGACCGCACCGCATCCGGATTCTTCGTCGAGGCGACGCCGAGGATCGCCTCCCGCTCGGGCACACGCTTCACGTTTGACATGCCCTGATAGGCCGTGAACGTGATGTCCCCGAAGGCATCCGGGTAGAACCGCCGGGCGGTGTCGTACATCCCGCGGATGTGGAGTGCCTGCCCCTTCACATCCGCCACGATCGAGATATTCCACCCGAGCCGGCGGATCTGCTGCACCCACATCATGAGGAGCTGCACGAGCGTCGACCCGCCCCACTGCCGGGCCTTCACCAGATTCCAACGCACGGGCTCGCCGGCAAAGAAGTCATCGAGGAGCGACGCGAGGAAGTCACGCTGCGGCTTGCGCAGGACGAACGGCTGAAAGATGGACGGCGTCTCCTCCGGATCGGCTGCGGCGGCGCTCCAGTCCTCGTTGCGGGAGTCCGCATCGCCCTCCTCGTCGTCCGCGCGCTTGACCTGAATAGTGATCGCGCTCTCGAACCAGAACTCGGGATCGTAGAACGCCCGCTGCTGGAGGAAGTACCGGACGAGTTGACGGTACTCGGGCTCGCTCAGGCTGTATGCATCGCGACAGCGCTCCAGACTGCCGGCCTCTCGGATGCGTTCGGCGAGTGGCGTGTCGAGAAAGGGCTCGGGCACGCGGATGGGCGCGGCGGACTCGGACACGCGGAGCTCGCCCCGATCGCCGTAGCAGCCGATGCCGCGCGCCGGGTCGTACGGCGGGTCGAGCGCTTCGAGGCGCCGCTCGTTCTCGCGAGCCAGGTCCTCGAGCTCGTCGGCTGTAGTCCAGGCATCGGGCACGTCACTTCGATCCTCCGGGACGGATGGTAATGTCGTGGCGATCGCGCAGGGCCCACAGGGTCTTGCGGCTGATGCCGAGCGCGTCGGCGGCCGCCTGGTACGTGGCATGCGTGGCAATCGCACGTCGTACGTGCCAGGCGGTGATCGCGTCCAGCGTCGCCGTCGCCGGCGGCAGGACGTCGAGTGCGTTCAGCCGGATCCAATGAGTTCGTGAATTCATAGAGCCGGATGTTTGCGCGCAAACACCGCGCTCAGTTCAGCGAGAAAGCCCGCTGCCGAAAGCGAAAGACCTGGAGGCCGCGCTCCATGACAACCGGCGTATCCCACGCCCCGCGCCGGGCTGCCTTGGGCCGATACTGATACGGCGTGTAGCGGTCGAATTCGATGAACTGCATCCGCAGTAGCGCGCGAATAATGTTCTGCCGCTGCGCATGCGTGAGTGGACGCTCCACGTCCTCCGGGACCCAGTCTGGGTTCTGCACGGTCTCTGAATAATCGACCACCGGGATCTCCCCAACCCGCCAGATGAAACGCGCAGGCGTAGGGTGGTGCTCGTCGTGCAGCGGCTCGTCCGGCAGGTCGTACCAGCCGGTGGCTTCGAGAGCGGGCATGTTAGAAGTCGGGGTCATCGTCGGAGGCGCGGGGCGGAGGGACGGTGTCGGGCATCTCACGGCTCGCGAACCACTGACGTCGCTTGCGCGGATCGGAGGGAAGCTGCCAGAGGATCAAAAAGCAGAACGCCAGACGTCGCCAGAGCGGGAGCTCGGCGAGTTCGTTCACGAAGTCGCGAAAGTCGCGGCGGTGCTGCTGGCGAACGTACTTGCGCAGCTTCTTCGCCGTGTAGGAGCGCGTGCCCATCTATTCTACGTCGTGATCTGCTGAATGTGGGGTGAGACCTCGATCGAGACCCGTCGCTCGCCCGCCTGCGAGGTCGTGCGCACTACGAAGAGGCGCTCCTCCAGGCGACGGCGGACCTTCTCGACGACGTCGCTGCGGCCCGACCAGTCGTACGCGACGGTCGCGGAGAGCTGGCCGTCTTCGGCCGCCTCGGTGATCGCGTCCAGGAGTTTTGTTACGAGCGCGTCGGCCTGCTCTTCGAGCTCTTCGACGGTCGGCTGCTGGCCCACGACCTGGTGCAGGAGGTCGAGGCCGGTAATCGTGTCTCGATTCATCGGGAGTCGGGGTCGGTGGTGTTGACGTCGATGTAGCGAAGTTCGTAGGTGTACTCGTCGATGCGGCGTTCGGGCACGCCGACGCGAAGCCAGGTGCACGGTCCCTGTTTGCGCGCGAACGGTACCAAACGGGCGAACACCCTGTGGACGTCGGCCGTGGCCTTCCCGGTCAGCGGCTTGAAAATCTGCACCTTGGGAATCCGCGCGTGCTGGTTGTCGATCTGCACCCGGCACGCGTATTTCGGCACGTCGAGCGTGTCGCAGACCCACTCGTGCACCGCGTTTTCCAGGCGCGTGTCGTTCCAGCCGGCGGGCCAGTCGTAGGCCATTGACTAGAGGTCCGAGTGCGCCTGGAAGCCAAGAAGCTCCCAAACTTTCGTTTCCAGGCGTTCGCGACAGATTTCTTCGCCGACTTCAGGGTCGAAGTCGTCGGCCTCCACGCACGACGCGCTCGTCACGATTTCAAAGCCATTGGGGAGCTGGGCATGCAGGACGGTCGTTTTCTCGCCCATCGTCTCAACGGTGATGTACGCCGAGGCAATGGCGTTCTGGACACGGGTTTCGGATACAGCGTTTGGCATGTGATCACAGATTGACGTTGAGAACGTTGACTTGCAGACCCATCTTCTCGCTCACGCGCTCCAGGTGGCTGCGCGCCACCTGCTCGGGGCTGCCGGCCTCCTCAGTCATCGCGTACATTTTGTCCAGGTGCTTTAGGGCCGCCTGGCTGTCGTACATCTTCAGCTCCGGCCGGCCGTTCGAGTCGAAGCTGAGCTCTTTGATCGCGCCGAGGACGCCCCGCCGGCGGGCCTTCTCCAGGTTGACGACCGGCACGGCGATGTGCACGCGAGCGAACTTGACGTCGCCGGCTCTCGCGGCCTCGCGCACGTCGTTGAGCGATCGGCCCTCGTCGTCCTCGGAGGGCTCGCGGGCGTACTGATGCAAAAGGCGCAGCTCCTCGGCCTCGTCGACGTTCAGGGTCTCGATCGTCGCACCGCCCACCGAGCTCGTGATCTCGTTCGTCACCTTCCACTCGCCCCCCGGTCGGTAGCTCACCAGGTGCTCCACCTCGACGACGTCGATCGCATCCGATGGGTGTGCTAACGCTTGCTGACTGAGCCTGTGGCGCACCTGGGCCCGGCTCAAGGTCTCGGCCTGGACGAGCGCGCGGATGGCCTGCTGCACATGCGTTTTCCTGCACAGCTCCCATCCATAGCTGGCGTCACTGTATCCCGCCTCCTCGGCAGCGCGCTTCGCATTGCCGATTTGCACGTAGTACTCCACGAAGCGACGCTGCTTCAGGCTCTTGCACGAGCTAAGCGCCTCCTCGCGCGTCTGGAGCGCAGCCGCGTCGGCGGGTGGGGACCCTTGGGCCGGCAGAGTGTCGGCGGGCATCGTGCGAATCGAAGCGCGTGTTACGATCTGACACACGCACAACGTAGGCGACTGCGCGCACGGCGAATGCGAGGTGCGTCGTGCATGACTGCGTTGCACCCGCTCTTGCAGCTCCAGAGGTTACGAGTGCTCCTTCGCTGCACCGGCCCGGCTCGACGCTTCGTGCGTCGGGTCGGGTTTTTTGGTGGGCCACGGTCCAGATACCTGCGCGATGATACGGACCGTGGCTCCGCATATCGCGCCGGGCGTTACCCCGAAACACGCTCGTACGTCTCGTGGAAAATGTCAGGCTTGCATGGGTATTGTTCACCGTGAACGCCGGTAATGATGAAATCGCCAGGACATACGCGGTGCCCACCCTCAAGCGTACCAATCCAACCGTGATCTTGCAAACTCTCACCACACTGGTCACAGGTTTGGTATTTGTTCACATCGAGATACTTTACGCTCGGATGATCGCCATGCTCATTCCACTTCACGGCCTCAATGACGACGGGCTTCTTCCTGTACTTTGGCATCGTGCTGTAGTGAAGAATTGTTCGTGATCAGGACGGCCGCTCGCGCCCGCTGAGGTCGAGGTCCGACGGCGTCCACACGCCCGACAGGTACGACTCCAGGACGTTCGTCGCGCCTTCGAAGCTGTACGCGACGTCCACCGCCCACCCGTTCTCCCGCAGACGGTACAGCCACCACTTCTGCGAGGGCCGAAGGCGTCCGCTCATGGACTTGAGTTCGAGCGCGAGACCGACAACACGCACGAACTGGAGCACGGGATCATCCGGCGTGCGAACCATTTGATTGGCGGGGAGGAGAAGGTCAGGCACGCCGGCCCGCACGCCCTTCGCCTTCATCTTGCCGGCACTGCCGTACGGCCGCGCGCCACCATTTGCGGGATGAAAGAGCAGGTGCAGCTCGGGGTACTCGCCCGTGTGTAGGTTCGCCCACTGCACGACGGCACGGTGGATCTCTTCCTCGGACGTGCCGGCGGCCTGCTGCTGCCGGTACTGCTCGGCTGTCATCTGTTCATTGGTTGATTCACTCATCGCTCCACGAGTCTACATGCAGAATTGTACCG